TCTTATCTGCATGTGTTAGATAAGAACTTTGAAAATTTATTTTAGAATTTTCAGGGTTGTTTTACTGTTCAATTATCAAGGTTCCAGGTCTTTATCCGACCTTTTTTACACTGACATTTCTTTATCAGTGTTACCGACTTGCTGTTTGCGTCAGCGATATATATCTTATCACTTTTGCTTTAGCTTGTCAAGAACTTTTTTATTTTATTTTTTGAAGTCTTTCAAAAAATAAAATCTTGGAAATCTTTTTGACTTCCTGCTTTCGCACCAACAAGAAACTTTATGCTTTCACGCTTTGTTTCTTATCGCTTTTTGCGACAGCGATATGTATCTTACAACATCTTTTCGATATTGTCAAGAACTTTTTTTCATTTAATTTCATCATTTTCAAACGAAACCAAATTACTTTTCGTTGTGCAATCTCTCAATCACGACAACGGATAAAATTTTATCACATATTCGGCATCATGTCAAGAACTTTTTTTCATTATGAAAATTAAATTCTTTTGAATTGTTCCAACCAAATATGCTATATACTAAATCTTCACTATTGCACAAGCTCTCACTTTCCAGCCGTCTTTGTGCGACAGCGAAAACTATACTATCACACTGAGATATCAATGTCAAGCATTATTCCTATTTTTTTACAATCACATTTTTCTTTTTCACTTTGCAAAAAAAACATCGTAACAGTTCAGTTTTCCATTTCTTACATTCGTAAGCTGTCAACCGCTGCAATGCAGCTTTCGTTTACATCATTTCATAAATGAATGGCTATTTTATCATAAAAAGATAACCAGCAATACAATGAGTTGCTCATGTATTTCTGATTATCTTTTTATGGCTGAACTGTTACCTGGTGCCAAAAATCCTATCACCTGCATCACCTAGTCCAGGACATATATATGCATCTTCGTTAAGCTCTCTGTCAAGGTGTCCAACATATATCTGCACATCAGGATGTGACCTATGCAATACTCTTACTCCCTCCGGAGCTGCTATAATACATAAAAACTTTATGTTTTTACCGCCATGTTGTTTTATGAAATTAATGGCTGCTATTGCTGAACCACCTGTTGCAAGCATAGGGTCCACCACTACTATCTGTCTTTCTTCTATAATATCAGGAAGTTTGCAATAATATTCTTCCGGCTGATGTGTTTCTTCATTTCTGCACAGACCTATATGACCTATTTTTGCTGTTGGCACTAATGCTGTTATACCCCCGACCATTCCAAGTCCCGCACGTAATATAGGAACTACTGCAAGCTTTCTACCTGAAAGCATTGGCGTTTTACAGGTTTCTATCGGTGTCTTTACTTCAACATTCTCTGTCGGAAGGTCATTGAGTGCTTCGTAACCCATAAGCATCGCTATTTCCTCCACTAACGCTCTAAATTCGTTTGTTCCCGTTGTTTCATCCCTTAATCTCGAAATTTTATGCTGTAATAAAGGATGTTCTAAAATCTTTACATTTTCCATACTTACCTCATTTTAATAATTATATATTACTTTTTATGCTATTTTAACATCATTTAAGCGTTCCGTAAACAAACAACGCATATTATTTTATTAAATTCATACAAATATAAAAAACAATTCTTCAGGAGGCCGTTTTGAATCTAAAAATGTTTTTTAACGAAAAAAATTCATCTGACACTCAAAACACATCCTCACTATATTGCTTTATTAAAACGGGAATATATATTCTGTCAACAGTATGTATTGCCAGCATTGCCATAGCATTTGTAATGTCAGGCACACAAAAAAGCACATCAAGACAAGCCATGTCATCGACAATTTCAAAAAAGAAGCTTCCTATCTACTGTGTAGATACCGACAAACCCAAAATAGCACTCTCATTTGATGCTGCATGGGGGAATATTATATTGATGAAGGAGCAGATTTATGAAAATTGAAAATGATAAGCTCATTGTTATTCGTGAATACAAAGGACTTTATTCATCAGAAAACCTGTTAAAAAAAATAATACATTTTGAACTTGAATCTTATAGAGATTCTAAACTTTCATTAGACAAAATCCCCAATGCTGAAATCTGTAGCAGAAATACATATTTTATCCCTAAAAAATGAACCACTGACCGTGTACTTATTTAAGCATTTGCAAAACTATTATAATCTGCTATTAAATTGTTATATTTGAACAATTAGCACACCACAATATATCATTATTTTCACAATTACACAAAATCAAAACAATCAGACAGGAGTGAACACAATGCCAGATAATGCAAACTGCTGCTGGGCACTATATATACGGCTCAGCCATGAGGACGGCGACAAAGCCGAAAGTCTCAGCGTCTCAAATCAAAAACTAAAACTTACTGAATATATAAAAAAACTCGATAATAACTCAATTCAAAAGTTTTATATCGATGATGGTTTTAGTGGAACCACTTTTGACAGACCCGGTTTCAAAAAACTTTTATACGATATAGAACATGGTCTAATCAAAGGAATACTTGTTAAAGACTTATCGAGACTCGGACGAAATAGTCCTAAAACAAGCTATTTTATACACGATTACTTTCCAGCACATAAAATAAGATTTATTGCCATTGATGACAATATAGATAAAAATTTTTTTGATATTGACACATCAAATGACATGATAATAGATATAAAAAATCTATTCAATGGTTTTTATCCACGTGATATAAGCAGCAAAGTCCGTTCAACCTTCAGAGCTAAACAAAAGGCAGGACATTTTATCGGTGCATTTGCGTGTTATGGATACAAAAAATCCCTAACCGACCACAATAAACTTATTATTGATCCTGTTGCTGCCGATATCGTAAAAAAAATCTTTTCCATGTATCTTTCCGGAAAAGGTCAAAATACAATAGCTAAAATCCTTAATTCAGACAATATCCCCTGCCCTTCCGAATATAAAAAAATGCAGGGACTTAATTATAAAAATTCAAACAGATTAACTTCCACTACCTACTGGACATACAGCAGCATAAGAAGTATCTTAAAAAACGAAATATACACTGGCTGTATGGTTCAGAACAAATCTTTCCGTATGATGTGCAGTAAGTCAGCTTCACCACTTCCACACGAAAAATGGATAATAGTACCTGATACACACGAAGCGATAATTGATAAAAAGACATTTGATATTGTTCAGAGTATGCTTTCAAATAATGTAAGACAAATGAAAACTTCTTCACATACACATATCCTTGCTGGTCTGTTAAAATGCGGTGACTGCGGGCGTGCCATGGTCAAGATAAAAAATAAAGATAAAATATTTTTTGTATGCGGGAGCTACAACAGATATGGTACTGATAAGTGTAGTTCTCACAAAATAAGTGAATCAACAATTTTAAATATAATATCAGATGATTTTAACAATATACTAAAGAACACTGAAAATTTTAAACAATTATTAAAAAATGAACCTGCTTATGCCGTAAAAACATCTGATAATTCCGAAAACAATAACTATATCTTAAACAGGCTCAGACAACTCAATCACAAAAAAATGCAATTTTTAGAAAATCTAAACGAAAACCTTATAACGCACGATGAATTTGAAACTTTTGTCAGCCGATGTAACGAGCAGATTTATAAGCTGCAAGAGTATCTTACTCCTCATAATGCTTATCCTAAACTGTCTGCTCCCTGTAAAATTCATTCCGTCGACTCTAATACTCCACAACCGTGCAATCGCAAAACAGACAAACAAATATATCCTAAGTCACTTCCGGATATAATATATGAAATCATAAAGAAAAACAGGATAACTATACCTGACAGAATAGTCGTCACTCAGATGGTATCCTGTATATACATTTATAAAAATAACAGTTTAAAAATCATATATAACTTTGATAACGACAGTTAAAAACTTTCAATTAATAAAGCTGATATGACTTTGATGACAACAGGTAAAAAAGTGTGTATAATTTTAATAACAACTATTACAAAGCTAAGTTTTCTATCTGCATCCACACATATGCGGTAAACTTAGCTGTTTTCATTTCCAAGAATTATACTGATAAGTTTTTTATCAAGCATTATTGTACGATTCCATGGGTTTAATATAATTCCTGATATTTCACCAACTTCAAGTGCCGATTTAAAAAGCTGTTCTATATCTGTTAAAAATGTAGATTTAACTTCATTACCGCCTTTAAGCTCTTCATCAAAGCTTGTGAACGCACTCCACCACTTTAATCCGTCTGGAGACTGTACCACACCGATATTTATTTTTTCAGATGATATATACGGCTCTACCGCAATTATAAACTGCCCGCCTTTTCTCATCTGTTTTCTTATGACTGTAAGGGTATGTGCCAGCATTTCCTGTGTGCACTCTCCCTGAAGCAGCTTTATTGCCTCCTCGATTTTTTCATTTCCTAAAAGACTTTCATCAATTTTTTTATCATCTTTCATAATAACCCTCATTTCTATGCACTTTTTTGCATAGTGTGAAAAATCTTGCATAAACGATGAACCCATCTGCTTTGCTTTGTACTTCCACACGCTGTCAAAACTGCCGCCATCAATATAAATCCAAGAATGAACTTAACCGTTTTTTTCTCTCTGATTAATATTGCTTCTTTGTTTAATATTTTGCTGCAAAATAACATATTACGGCTCCAAATACACTTATGACCGCAAATCCTATACCTATTGATATAAGCCACACCCATGTCGGTATTGATTCATGCACTATAAAAAAATCTGACGGATCATTTGCATTGAATTTTATCTGAACTTTATCACCCTTTTTCCAGATGTCTCTTGCATAACCTATCTTAGACTCCTCCTGCACTATGTGATTTCCGTCAAAAAAAGCAAAAGTCGGATAATAATTACAACTTTCACCACTTACACTTATCCTTCTTACTTTTTCAACTGTTCCTGATGCGGCTTCCGTACAATCTACTCTCTTGCGTTCAAGTTCTCTCTTAGACCTTACCGCCAGATAAATAAGAACAATAGCTGCAACAAAAAAAGCCACCATCAATACTATTCCTGTTAATAAATCCATAACTTACCAATCCTCATTTTATTTTTCATATTTTTTTACAGTATACAACTTAGACCTTTAAAAATCAAATGAGCCTTTTGGGGTATTTTTTATGCTGCGTAAATCTCTGCTATTTCCAAAAATAATCTAAGAAAGAGCACAACCAGCGTTTTGCTCCTGGTGTCACACTATTTTACAAGCATTTTCATATAACATTAAAAATACCGATTTTCTAACATTAGATCTATACTCTAATCTTTGAAAATCGGTATTGCAAAAATAATTTTTCTACATAATGCAGTTTTTAATCTTCAATACGCATCATAGGTGCCAGTGGCAGATATAACAGCCACGCAATAACAACACTTATTAATCCCTTTAACATAGTAAATGGAACATTGAATACTACAAGTGCCTGTAAAATGCTGTGCACTCCCGGAAAAATTGCCTGATATGCTTTCAGTATCACATCCTTTGGCATAAAATTATAATAAATAGGATATACGAAGAAATAGTTTGACACAATGCTTAAAAGCGACATAGCTACCGTTCCTGTAACCGAAGCTATCACTGCTCCTTTTTTGTCACTTTTCTTTTTATAGATAAGACCTGCCGGTATCACAAATGCACAGCCTAATATAAAATTTGAAATCTCACCGACAAACATCGTATTAGTTGCAAATGAATGAAGTACATTTTTTACAAGACATATAAACACTCCGCAAAGCGGACCATATATAAAGCTTCCAAATAATGCCGGGAGATCTGATATATCAAGTTTTATAAATCCCGGCATAAACGGTACCGGTATCTCCATATACATAAGAATGACTGCAATAGCAGCAAGCATAGCCGTAAGCGTCATTTTTTTAATATTTCCTCTTTTTTCTGTTTTCTTTGAATCATTTGTAAATTGTAATGTCTTTCCTGCTGATGCCATGTTTCCTCTTCCTTTCTTTAATACGATCAAATAAATAATAACTTTACCATATTATTATCTGATCTTTATGCAGAAAATTCTTTGAGGTGCCTGCTATTGCACTATACGGATTTTAAAATCAAAAAGCCCTGAAATACGATAATCCCAGGGCATGACATTTCAAATCATAATATAACAAAACAAGCCAAAATCTTCTCTCATCCAGACTATACTGTTGGTATCGGAGTTTCACCGATTCGGTCGATATTGATAATCGATTTGCGGACTATACCGCCAGTGGGGAATCACACCCCGCCCTGAAGAATTTTCTTTAATTTACTTACATATGATAGCACATACTTCTATTATGTGCAAGGGTATTTTCTAGTGTACTGGCATGTTGCTATTTAGTTAAATGACACAGAATGAATTTTTCATTCTGCAAGGCGGAAGAATGAGCCGTAGCAGGCTACGGCAATTGATGACAACGCAGCAGATGAAAATTCAGGCAAGTTATTTAGCTAAATATGAATAGGTCAGCACACTAGCTTTGTTCAAAAGCTGTCTGTTTCGGAGCAGCAGTATTATTTATACTGTGCTGGCGTCCCTCCGTGTCCATTTCATAATTTTTAGTATAGATAAGTTCGGACATTTTTACAAACTCAAATCCTTTCTCTTTTAAACTATCAATAAGTTTTGGAAGTGCCTTAGCCGTATATTTTGCTCCATTGTGGCAGAGTATTATTGAACCTTTTCCTAAGTGTTTGTGATTTAGTACGGTTGTAAGGATTGAATCAACACCATAATTTTTCCAGTCTAAGCTATCAACATTAGACACAGTATGAAGTACAATTTTTAATTCGTATATTGCAAACAAATTTTACATATGATATAATGTCGTCAGACAAAACAATAGAATAAGTTCGTATCGGACAACAAAACAAAAATCCCGAAAGTGTACCAGACTTTCGGGATTTTCTATTCCTCTTTTGGTATGGCAAGGCTTAACACCATAGGTCAGTTACCTACTATCTGCTGTTCTACAATTTTATACATTCAAACTCAATGCACCTTATTATAATTAAGAATCGCCTGCACTATAGCTTTTGCTACGGCATCTCTGTTCTTCTTGTAAAGTTTTGCATCGTCTGGATCCGATACAAAACACACCTCAATGAGCAAGGCAGGTTTTGCAGTCTTATTTAAAACCCATAATCCCGATGTTGTTTTCACACCTCTGTTTCTAAAACCAATCTTAGAAAGCTGATTGCATATTCTCTTTGCTAAATCTCCTTTGACACCAGATGTATCTCTCACCCAGACTTCCGTTCCTGTTGTTTTACCATCCTGCACTTTCTGATGAACTGCTGAGTTGAAATGAATTGAGATGTCAATATCTCTTGTTTTGGAATTGCATTTTTCACAAATCTTTCTGAGCACATCTGTCTGACTGGTTCCATTGTTTACTGTACAGTCATATGCCTTGATACCATTCTTTTTCAAAAGTCTTATTACCTTTTTGGTAATAATTCTATCCTCTCTGCTCTCGTCAATATAGTCAGATGCTCCACAAGCTATCTTACCCTGTGGATTGTGACCTCCGTGTACCGTTACTGCTTTTATCTTACTCATAATCTTTTTCCTCACTTTCCTCTTTATCCTTTAATATGTCTGCTTTTTCCTCAACTGTACCCTTAAGCACTGCTATTATCTTTGTCAGAAATCCGGGTACGGCAACACCCATTCGCCCGGCATTTTCTGTAATACTCAGACATTCATTTAAAATAAACCATGCTGTCACAAGCGTTGAAAAAAATGTGTTCATAGGTAGATGAATATCTAAATATCCGGATAATTCATAGATAAGAAAGTCAACTATCATTGCCGTAAAAATCACCAATATGTAGCCAACTTTCTTAAAAATGCCTATCATTCCTTTTTTGCTGTTCCATCCATACTTTTTGTTGTTTGGATGCTCAACAGCTTCTTTTGCACTTGCCGCCATGCCCGCGGCAAAATCGATAATCATTGCAACAGTGACCGCAAAAAGCAGCCAGCCAAGCAATCCACATTTTGAGGATATTGCTGCAATGACAGTTGATAACCCTAACTGTGTTGCATAAATCTGTATTTTGTCCATTTCTTTGTCCTTTCCTGCCTTTTTAGGCATAAAAAAAGAAGCTTTTACGCTTCACTATGCTGTTCGATATATTTTTTTACTTTTTCTCTTAACTTCGCCGGAACTTCATCAATACGATTTAAATCATATGCAATTCTCTCAGACCAAAATTTCGCCATCTCGTCCACCCCCTTTCTATTCACTATAAATAACCTCTGACATCTCAGCGATGGCATCATTCTGAGTAGTCTGCCCTGCTTCAATGGCTACAAGACGCACCTCTATATTGCTGAGCTGACGGATGTTAAATGACGCTTCAAAAACACTCTTTTCCTCTGAATACAAATATGACACGGTTTCAAAAGTATAATTTTTGTACTCGCCTATGATTTCGTCAGTATCGTCTTTTGTGTACTTAAATGCTGACAGATTTTCGTCAGTCAGTTTCTTGCGGAAGTTCTCAATATCTTCTACTGAAGAAAAATCTGCTGTGATTTTTGTTGCTGTGCTGCTTTCGGTAACGGTAAGTTCTGTGTTGTCTTTTAATTTGATTTTCATAATGGTCATTCCTTTCTTATCTTATTTTTTCACTAATCTTAATATTCTCTTTTTGGAATAAATGTACATGATTGCATCTGAACTTCTCCGCCATGTACTAGTGAAATTTTTAGCCATTTACTTCCTGTTAATTTCGTTACATATATAGGCAATTCTAAAAACTCCCACTCACCTTTTTTGGTTGCGTTGTATGTTACTCCAGCAATCATGCCGTAATTACCTTCGTTTATTGTATCGCCATTATTAGTATCAGTTAATCCAATCCAACCTCTTAAAAATGTCGTCCCATTATATGAATCACTGTTTATAGCAATCCTAACAAGCATTATATCGTAATTTGTTAGGTCTATAGTTGATTCATTTCCGCTAAAGCAATTAACATATCCATCATTATGACTCTCTAACCAAAAAGCTCCGAATCCGTCATCAAATACTCCAGTAGATGGTGTGTTAGTGCCTCCAGTACTCCCGGTAAGTGTAAACGTCTGTTTCATATGCTTTATTAAAGAACGCCATAAACTGCAACGACCTGCTTGATACATTGACATGTTTTCGTTACCCATGATATTTGCGTATGCGCCATAAAAATATATATCTTTGTTATAACTTGGCATTGTTCCTGTAACCTTTTTACCCCGAACATATGCGGTTTCTCCATAGATAATGTGCGATTTATCTGTATAAGTAGTATCTGTACGAACTTTCGCTATATTGCTACTCATGTTTGCAAAGGAGGCGTCTGATGCTGTGCTAACTCCTGCATTAGTGATGGCAGACGCAATCGCACTTTTCCCATCACTGACAGATTTTTTTAATTCTGTTATTTTTCCGTCAAGAGCTTCACCTTGTCTGGCATCTAGTGCATAACCCTCCTCCGTAGTTACAAGACTATTGACTATACGATTTTTGTCAAGTTTTGTATCCTGCATTTTTTCGACATTACTTAATATATCTGCTACATTACTTGCAAGATTTTCGTTTGTTCCCGTGTACGGTGCTGCATATGTCTGCTGTCTTAATTCTAATCGAGGGGCAATTAACACATTTTGATATGTTCCTGCGTCGAATCTTAATATAGCTGTTATCCCCAGCAGTTGCTCCGGCAAAGTTATTGTTAAATTATCTTTTACTTCAAAATCTTCCGCAATTACAGTATTTCCCGCTCCTTTATGCATTTTAAACAACATCGTTACTTTTTCATCATTGCTATTCAGGCTTATAGTTACTTCTTTTCCTTTGACACTGTTTATTATTTCTGCTGACGCTGTCGAACTTATAACTTCTGCAGCTGAATTTGAGCAAGTCCCTGAAAGTGTATATATTCCATTTTTTCTTTTTAACAATTTTGCACCATTTACATCTGCATTTTCAAGTGTCAGTTTTAACAGATTTGCTTTAATGTTTTTTACTGCATTATCCCACTCTATCCTCTCTTCCTGTGTTATGTGTACTTTTTTATCATTTATATGTGCTATAAATTCCTTTATAGCTTTGGCTATTTTCGCAAACAAAGTGGTGTATTTTTCACCACTTTCAAGTTCTTCGACTTTTTTTGCCACATCATACTCAGGAGCAGCTAGTTTATCTAATTTTTCCATGTTTTCATCAAAATGATCCCATGTAAAAAAATCATCCTCCCCAGGCAAATTCAAGTTCAAATTTTCTGTAGTTTCCAAAATTACACCTCCGTACTTTCTCTAAGTTGTCCATATGTGAACTTTGACAGTTCGCCGTATGTGTATTTACTGAGATAGCCATATGTGTGATACATTATTATTACTTCGTATGTCATGTTAAGCGGAAGTGTCACTTCCAGCATCTCGGCTACATCTTTTATTTTTTTCTTTGAGGCAAGTGCAAGTTTTACAAGCACATCCTTATTGTTTATCTCTATGTCCATCCCATCAGGAGCAAGTGTGTTTAGCTTTCGCACTACCACACGATACGAATATGGCAGTCTTTCGAGTATTTTGGTCTGGATTCTAAATCTTCTGTCAGATAATGTGTCATCATCAAATGCTGTTATCCCCAGCAGTTGCTCCCATCGTTTTATTTTATACTCTCCCATGTCCTCAATGAATATATCTTTTTCTAACTGCTCGACTGCTGCCGTCAATTTTTCCATCTGCACATCCACCGCTTTATATGTTTGATTTATATCCGGTATCTGCAATAGCATCTCAGGTGCTTCATTCAATCGTAACACCTCCCAGCATCGGTATATATTCATATGTCAATGATACATTTTCATCCTTTCCATCGAGCTGTACGGATATGTCTTTTACTCCTTCAACATTCAATATTGCCGCCTCTATCCTCGCCGTTCGGACTATAGTATCATTTAATTCATTTGACTCCCAAGCGTCACGAAGTGAGGAAATATATTTTTCAACGGCTTCTGTTATCTGAGTTTCCGATGTTTCTGCACTATAACCCGTGTCAAATTCAATAATTGCTTTTACTTCAATACTCTGTGTAAGTGCAGATTTAATCAGAACATTATGACACATCGGTGCCATGCCATCACCCTCGCCGTGATTTTGTTCCGGGTCAATCACAGTTTGCACCTTACTGACCAGCTCTGACGATGCAGCCTTTTTTTCTTCTGATACTATCCATACATATATCCAGTTGCTCTCTTTATCCCTGCGGATAGGCTTACATCCCCCTACCCCTTCAAGTGCATCTATAAATAATCTGTAATCTGCCTTATTGCCGCCAAATGCCGTAGATTTAAACGACTGCATAACTCTTTCCCTGAACACTTTTTCATCTTCATCATCTGTTCCCGGTACAAGTATTTCAGTTATCTCACCGCCCTGATATTCCTCAACATAATCCTGCGGTGTAAGCTCTCCTAAATTTGCATTTGCTTCTGTTCCCGGTGTTTCACAGACAAGACGGTAATCATATCCGCTTATCAGTTCCTCAACAGTATATGTATAATCATTACAGGTAAACACTTCCCCGATTTCTATATCCTGTTTGAATTTTCCACATACTACCGGGGCGGTTTCCTCATGATAAGTTATACCTCTTTCCGCTGCATATGCTATCAAATGACTTAAATCCTGCGTATCAGGCAGCATATTATCATAAATATCCATTATGTCACCGTACGCATCTTCAAGCTCGCTTGCTGTTTTAACACACGCATTATATGCAAGTGAGTTTTCATCTGTCCTCACATCTTTACCGAAATTCTCAAGCATTTCCGCAACGATTACATCCTGTGTTCTATCCTCATACATTTACCGTCATATCCTCCTCTCCGTAAACAGTTGACACCTTAAACGATACTGTAAGCCTGTCATCCTCAAAAGTTATGTTAAAATCTGACACATCTGTTATATCATCATTAAGTTCTGCGACTTCACTTATCATTCTTTCCACTTCACTGTCTACATAGTCTTTCTCATAACCCTGTCCTATCAGTGTAGATAGTTCTGAGCCGTTTTCCCATGAATACTGGGTATATTTGTATCTGTCTATTGCTAATGCGATTGTAAGCCATTGCTTTACAGCTTCAATCCCACTTATCATCCTGCCTGTCAGTTTCCCGGTTTCAAAATCAACCTCATATTCCTGTTTTTCCGTTTCTTCCTCAAGTTCTTCTGCGTCAATTTCTTCATCTTCTAAATCAAATGGAAACATTTATTTATCACCTCACTGACTCCAGCATTTTGAACACGCTTTATATTTGCGTTTGCCATTTGCTTTCTTCATCTTTTTAATTTTAGCCACTGTTGTTTCTTTTGCTTTTGTTTTTGCATTTTTGCACGCTGAACAACTCTTTGACGAATGGAACACTGTTCCACTTTCAAAATAATAAGCCTTTGCAGCGTTTGTAATCTTAGGTTTATTTTTCTTTGATGACTTTTTACTGCTTTCCTTTGTACTTTCTGTATCTGCCCCTTCTTCCATCGTATTTACATACGAGAGACTTAAAGACATTGTGTGCGTACCATTTTCAAACTTGTGCGTATCTGATGTTATGTAGAATTTCCCTGTGAGCTTTGCAGCCCTATTTTGAATGTTTATACTTTTTCCGGAGACTGCTGCTATATTTCCCAATGCTTCGATTGATGCCTCTTTTGTCACTCCTGTTAATAGTGCCTTTGCAGCCGTCTTTGCATTTACACCTTTTTCTTTTGTATAAACAGACTGATAAACACCATATTTTGACAAATTGTTCTTATTCTCAACTTTACCAAGTTTCTTATACTTATCATTAAAAATCAGGACACGGTCAACAATATTGTCTGTCGTGTCCTGATATATCGCACTTGTTATATCTTTTCCCTGGTACAGCGTAACTCCGGAACTTGTCCCCTTTGTCACTACACTCACATTTCTGCCATTCATCACCGGCATATATTTTTTATGTGTAGTTTTCTTAGCTTTCCTGTAAAGGGCTACGATAATGTCATAAATTGGCTGGTCGCTGAATATCATTTTTGATATATTTACCTTTGTCCTTGCAAGATTTACCGTCTTTATCCCCACCTGGCTGCATATCTTTTTAGTTGCTGCTTCCGGAGTCATGTTTTTAATCTTTATCGTCGTGTTAGACCTCAAAAGATGCTGCATAAAGTCCTTTGCCGTATAGCTGACTGTTCCTATCTCTGCTTTTGCTTCTCTTGATGTAACCGTCCCGGTAAACTTTTTCTTTCCGCCATAATAAAAATAAATAAGATCTCCCAACTTAATACCAGCATTTGAAAAATCTTTATCATACGGATTGTAAGGCAATGTAAAAGTAAGGTTTCTTGACACTTGCGTGTCTGTTCCACTCCATTCTAGTGAATTAAACTTTAATTCAACAATTTTATTTGAATTGTTCCATCTCAATACTGCTTTTTTATTCATATCTTGTCACAACTCCGCATCTATCAAAATCCTATATCCCATCAATGCTCTACTGTCTTTTACTGTTTTTACATGATATATTTTGCAATACATCTTTTTAGCTGCCTGTATATATTTTTTATTGATTTTTTTCAAATATGCAGCATTCTTTGATGAGCCTGTTTCCTTTTTTGCAACCTTCGCCCATGTATCACCTTTTTTCCATGTATATGTGTACTTCTTTCCCCCACCTTTTTTCTTTTTAGCAGGTCTTGCCTTAGTGGTCTTTGATTTAGTGGTCTTATTCTTGCACTCACGATATTCCGTAAACTTCATCGTAAAATTTATGTCACCCGTCCCATCGTTTTTAGAATATGCAAAGTCTGATATTGTGCAGAAAAAATTAATAGGTGTTGTTGTTATTATCAACTGCACCGTTTCATTCTTTTCAAATAATTCTTTGAAAATCTTAATATATTTTGATGGTGCTTTAGGTTCACACTTACAAAAATAATAATATTCATTCGGGAAAAAAGATGACAGGGATATGCTATACAACCCTCTGTCACCTTTTAAATTTATTTCTCCGAAATCATGTATTACTACTGTCGTATTACCCTGTGTTGCTGACATTTCAAACTCTGACGGCAGCACAGGAAGCCGCACCTTTTCTTTATCATACTTAATATATATATTCAAAGTCACCACCTCCTACATTGTTTGCCGTATCTTCAAGTTTCTTTGCTAATTTCTCAACAATCTTATCAATGTCAGCATCTTCACGCACTACAATCGTATCTGCCAGTTTAGGAATCTGAATTACAGTCTTTCTTCCTCCTGCTGCCTGACCGTCTTTGTATGCCTGACGGACTGACTTGTCGTGTGGATATACCCTTGAACCTTTCGGCAGGTCGATTATCTCACCGCCCTGCTCATGCACCTGAACGATACCGCCCTGCCAGTTTGATGTACCCTTTGCTAATTTAGGAATCAAAGGTATATTTATTCCTTTTCCTCCAATTCCCGGTATCCCTTTTGGAATTTTAATACTATTCAATCCTTTTATAACACCATTTACAACATCAATAACAAGATTTATATTTCTTTTAACTGTTGCTACAATTCCGCTGAAAATGCCACTTACAATGCTCTTTAAACCATCCCATGCCTTTTTCCAGTTTCCTGTAAATATTCCTGTTATAAAATCTATAATCCCTCCCAAAATTTTTGTTATCGCAACTATCATATCTTTGATGTATTTTTTAAAAGTATCAACCACACCGCTTATAAAACCTATAACTCCTATTACTACAGGTTTCAAACAATTCATTCGTGCAATTACTTTATTAATATGATTCTGAACAACGGAAACAATAAGAGGAAAAACCACATTAAATAATTCACCAAACTTTTTTACAATCGGTGTTACTTTCTTGAATGCATATATAAGCACTTCGCCTACTGCATTTGCAATCTTTTTAATTAGATTAATAACTTGACTTAAAATAGGCTTTATAGTATTAAATAACTTTTGTGCTGTCTTTTGCATCTTTGGTAAATTGCTTATTACTGTCTTTACCATTTTATCAAAAGTAGGTTTAAGACTTTTAATACTCTTTATAACCTGAGCAATTACACTGGAACAAATTTTTTGAAACGGTTGCATACTCACTTTAACTTTTTCAAAAGTCGTCACAAACCAATCCTTCACTTTTAAAAGCACAGGTTTTACTTTGCTCCAATTTTTTATTACCAAAAGTGCTGCCACTGCTATCGCCGCTACCGCTCCGACTGCTATTGCACTAGGAGATGTAAGCATTCCTGCAACAGTCCCATATGTCCTAAACATTTTCCCAAGCGTTCCTATCTTTATTGTAACCTTACCTACAGTTGACACCATTTTTCCAAACACCAAAACAGCCGGGCCAACTGCTGCCGCTAACAATGCAAATTTAACAATATTTTTCTGTTGTGTTTCATCAAGCTTATTAAATTTCTCCATTAAATCAGTAATCTTGTCTATAATCTTTTTTACTGGTTTTGCTATCGTTTCACCGACGCTATATTTGAAAACATCAAAAGTTGACTTCATCTTTTCGATAGAGCCGCCAACACCACTCATTAAAGCATTTCCCATTTTATTGGCAGTTCCTTTTGTGTCATCAAGTGCATTTCGGTATTTTTTTACAGTTTTTGGTGCTGTTCCAATCAAAGTCAACCATTTGTTCATCTGATTTTTTCCAAAAATAGCAGAAGCCGCCTGCACTTTTTGTTCCTGTGTCAATTTTGAAAATGATTTATGTAACTGTCCCTGAACATTCGTCATCGACTTCATCGTACCATTAGAATTAACTAAGTTCAGATTAAGTTTTTTCATCCAGTTTGCGCTTTCTTTACTGCTAGGTGACAAAAGTCTTGCAAGTCCGGTTTTCATTGCCGTTGCACCTTCTGAACCACTTATAAAATTGTCACCAAACACCCCTGTTATAGCTGCTAAATCCTGCATTGACCACCCAACTGTTTTGAATGTACTAGAACCAACTGACATGGCATTAAATAACTCTGTAGTAGTAGTATTTGCCTGTGCCTGAGCTTTTGCAAGTACATCTGCTGTTTTACTTGCTGTTAATCCCTGCGAACTAAACACTTTTAAAGTGTTTCCAAGCCCTGACGAAACAGTTGATAAATCCGTTGCCGTACCTGCTGCTAAATCAAGTGCTGGCGTCAACATTTTTGCTGATTGTTTAGCATTAAATCCCTGTCTTGCAAAATTTAATGTTGCATTTGTCGCATCCTGCATTGAAAATACTGAATTCGCAGCAGACTTTTTTATAGCTTTTGCAAGATCCTCTGTTTCCCATTTTGTCTCGCCCATAGTAGACCTTACCAGACGCATACTTTTATCTACTTCGCCAAAATTTTTAACAGCCACAACACCCATGGAAACTATTGGTGTTGTTACAGATTTTGTTAGACTTGAACCAATCCGACTTATCTTCTGCCCGGTCTTTTGTATCTGGTTGCCTGCCCTTATCCATTGCCTGCTGCTCTCAGTAAGTTTTGCACCGACATTAGACAATGGGGTAGTTGCCCTGTCTATAAGTCGCAAAGTTACATCAATAAACCTATTTGCCAAGTCATACACCCCCGTCTTTTTCTAATTCTTTTGCTTCCCTATTTCGCTCATCTGCTTCATAACTCATAAACGCTTTTATAACCTGTTGTTCACCTAATTCCAGGTCATAGAACTCATGTGGGAGTTTGTGATGCCAACGAAAAAGCAGGTACATTAAATTTACCTGCCAATCCGTCTTTATGAGTTTTTTATTTCATCCTCTGTCTTTTTATCATTTATCTTGATACCGAGTTTTGTGATTTCATCACTTATAAGCGCCGCCTCTGAATTAAACAGCTTTTCGCAAAGCTCTGTAGCAAGCGAACAACCGAAATGCTCCTGAAGTTCCTTGTCCTTTAAGTTTGGCTCTGATATACCCTCGACGCACATCCTAAGCTGTGCATCATAGACTTTTTCAAAATCTATATCACCATTGTTCTTAATCTGATCGCTCTGTATCGCCTGCATCCTGCGTGCCTTTAATTCATGTATTTTTATCTCGACTGGATCTGTTTCTCCGAGAATATCCGCAAGTTTCTGAGAACGGAATACATCCGTTCTCATCTCTCCTATGTTTGCCTTATCTGCTTTCATCAATCTGTCTACTAAATTATTCATTGTAAAATTTCTCCTTATCTTTTTTATCCTAAAAATTTATTTATGAAATACTGCTGCCCTTTGCCTGTGACCTTTGTTTAAGCTGCGTCTAAAAAATCTTTCAACTTGTCATGGTCGATTACATCTTTAATCTCCCAATCACTAAATGTAAATGCATATGACTCCTCACCGAGCTTCCCGGCTTCCCAATTTATTAACGACAACTCATCAAACTGCACGCCTCTTAAAATCACACGCTCTGCACCAATCGCATCCGGATCTGCAAGATTGCTTTGAATCACAAATGTCGGTGTCTTCCCGGCTTTAATAGAATCTGATAACTTTTTAATAAAGTATGATGTTACTTTATTAAGCTTCAATGTGCCTTTGTTATCAATTCCTGTCACTTTATAGCCTTTGCTCAATGTCCCTACCTGATTGACTTCCGTCTTTGCAAGACTTGATTTAGCTTCACATGATGTTACTTCTACCATCTCCTCGTCATCAATCCATAGCTGTCCCCATGTTCCGTTAATTGTTTTTTCTGCCCTATATCTTTTCCTTGTTTCACCCATAACTTTCCTCCTAATCCTTTATTAAATTTCTATCGGCAACACAATATCTTCAATAGCATCAAGAATACTAATCTTCGCTGTCAAAAACACAGTTGAGCCTGTGTTTGCCTGCTTAAGATCATCATCTGACATACTTGACACATCTTCGCCACGCCCTTTCAGATATGTTCTGTTGGCTGCAACATCAATATCCACTGTTGCACTTGCCAATATGTTTGATGCAATGAGCGAATCAAAATATGTCTGAATTGCCGCCATGAGCAAACATTTGTTATTGTATGTGTTTGGGTATTTACCCAAATAGCTGTCCTGTGCTGTCTTTTTGATGTCATCTTTGATAAGATCCATTGTGTCAACAATCTTAATCTTTTTAAAGCTGTCACCCTTTTTTGCATTTGTTGTTGCAAGTGAGTTCACGGCTCTGCCTGTCTTGACCTTTTCGCCATCATGCCATATGATAAATTTTCCGGAATCTACCGCATTATCCATATCCTTTTTAGATAGTCTTGTGCAATCAGTAAGTTCCGGAAGTGGTGCATATGTTGCCGATATGCTCATATCCGTACCTGCAAGCAATCCTGCTATTCGTGAACAATACTGTTCTGTCGTGTATTCAGTATTATTGATATACACCTTTTCAGTCGCAAAATTCACAACTCCTTCCGTGTCTGCCGCCGTATTTGGCAGCACTGCCTTTACAAGCCTGTCATTTTCTCTCTGCTCTTTTATCCAGGTAACGACAGTCTGTGTCTGCTCATCCGTCTCTACTGTTGGAATAGCAAGATAATTAAATTTAATTGTTTCAAGTTTCTTTAGTGCTTCTGTGTAAGCTGCCGCTTCATTATTTATTATTACTGCAATAACCTCTTTAGGCGGATTAGAATATCCGATTAAAGCGTTTGCAATCTGCTTCTGATTTTCTTCGGATATAGTCAACGGAATATCCGTTGCTGTTTCTATCTCGACAACTTCAACATCTGTCGTTGCTCCGCTGTCACTCTCTGTTATCTTCTGTACGCTTTTGTCTTTTAATAATAGTGCAACAATCCCGTTGTTGCCACGCTGTACTGCCGTGATAGCCTTTTCTGAAAAGCTAATTTGTACTGAAGGCATTCCCATGTCTTTTATTCCTCCTTGTCATATCTCATTGACACCTCAGTCATAAATGGCTGTGTGGTGTCTGGTTTAATAGCTGTGTGATATTGCAATTCAATAGTTGCCTGCAATATATTTCTGTCTTTTCCTACAAAGTCAAAATCTACATCTCCAACATGAACATATCTGTCACCGATTTTTACCGACTTGTCGAAAATCTGATTTATCCTATCTGCTTTTTCAAACAGATCTACTTCATCCGTCCGGCTTTGAAAATAGTTAATATACAATGTAACCTCATTGTTTCTTATATACCTGTTGACCGGACTTGTAGTTGGTTTTATTTGCACAAAAAAACACGGTGCCGTATAGCCTTCTACTATATCAACACCGTAATAACCGTATTCTTCGATTGGAAAAACCGCCTGCAATGCTTCATTGCAGCCTTTTAATAATTCACTTAATGTCATAAGTTCTCACTCTCCAGTAAATTATTTACCATTTTCTCCATCCTTTCAGGGAGTTTCTTAGCGTGGTCTTTTCTTGCTCTGTCCATGAAATGGTATCCAGGGACAAAACCTATCACACGCCCTTTATGTGATACAAGCTGATGACCGTTTTCAAGCAAGTGAAAATGCGGTGATTTCGCTGATATATCAACAAACTGCCTTTCGTTAAATCCCTGAACCGGACTTATCTCGTAACTTGATGCTTTCGTCAGTGAGCGTTTAGTTTTTGAGCCATCTTTTGTCAAATGCTCGTCTGTATCCTTCTCAACCATTGCGATAACATCTTTTCTCAGTTCCTTAGCTTCTTTCCTCAGTTCTTCGCCTGCCCTGTCCGGATATTTTCTCGCAACAATCCTAAAATCTTCTGCAAGTTCATCAAGTCCGCTTATCTCTATTACATCAGCCATCGTCATTCACCTGCCTTACTTTCTTAACATTCTCAACGCAATAAATCTCTAACATCTTATCTTCGTTATTAACATTTATCACCGATGTAATGTTATATGTAACATTCTTATATCTAAGATACATATCTGCCGTTATTCCCGGCATATATCTTATATAACACTTATATGTTACTTCCTCCCTGAGTTTTTGAGCGTCATAGTATTCACGACCACGCACCGGGTTAAAACTCGCCCAGACAGTTTTAATTTTTTTCAAAACTTTTCTGCTCTGTTTAAGTTCGTTCATCTCGTCAACATAGCCATAAACAGAGATACGCTTATTCATTCTTCCTATATCCAAAAACGCACCCCCTTAATCACTCAGTTGGAGCTGCAGCAACATTGATTTTGCTATAAAACTCTGATTATCGTTGCAGACTGGTGTCCGTTTTTCGTACATATCAGCTATAAGCATACCTAAATAAATCTTTTCAAGTGAATAATCCGGCTTATTGCCCTCCTCATCCAGTTCCGGGTATTCTTTCCCGGTCGCATTTTTTAAGTATGTTTCTGCTGCCGTCATGCACAATTTTATAAATTTTATTTCTTCTTGAATGCCCTCGTCCTCGTCACCCTCTTCAAAGTCAAACTTGATATAATTTTTTACTTCATCAAATGACAAAATCAATATCACTCACCTCCATACTGCCCCAAGCTGGGGCAAAAGGGCATCGGAATTATACCGACACCTTTTACTTAGCTGCACTTTTTACTGCCCTGCCTTAGTTTTAAACTCTGCAACAATTTCTTCTTTTGTATCTGCTTTTGTCTTTGTCATTTCATAATTAAGACTTTCAGCAAGATTTAAGATCTGTTCTTTTGTAAGTGCATTTAATTCATCATCGGAATACTTTCCATTGCCGTCCGTATCAGCTTTTACAGGCACAACTGCAACGACTGCTGCCGCCTTGTCAACAACCTGTATATCAAGCCTCTCCCTGACTTTCATGGCCGTCTCGTCACGCTTCCAGTATTCTCCGGCTCTGTCGTTTATGTCAATGACAAGCTGTTCCCTGTCAAAGATAGTCACAAACTCCTTTAAATCCCCGCAAATAATGGGGATACCATAGCCACCTGTAGCTGGATAATTTGATTTAAGTGTTTTATTTGACACGACTTTAATCGCATATTTGCCGAATAAAAGTCCTTCTGTCTTATTTAAAGGATTAGGCTGAATAATGTATCTGCCGTCCTTGTCCTTTAATTTATCAAGCCAGTTATAACCATCCTGGTTTGTTACGATGCACGAACTTACTACTATAGCCGGGTCAATCACCGTGTTAAAAATATCTTTTAAGTCATCTATTGACTCTACCGTGTGCTGTGCTGCGTTTTCTCTTACTGCCTTTAATATCAAGGCATTTCTTGTTGCCTTAGACTTCTTGGCAATCCAGTTGTTAAGATATGACATGATATTCTCGGCGGTATCCTGCAAAAGTTCTCTTGTAACCTTTAAAATACCACCCTTTTTCTTGACCTTATAGTCAATCTTTTCAAACTGTGGTGTTGATATTTCGCCAAACTCCGCAGCTTCGTCAACATTATCAAAAGGTGTGCTATCCGCCTCTTTTTCGATAACCCTGCTGCCTGTCTCAGTTGTGACCTTTTCAACATTAACAAGCGTCTCAAGTGCATCAAACGAGCGTCTTAACTCCTTAATCTTTGTACTGATGTCTTTAGGAACGGTCAGACCACCGTCAGGATCACTTCCCTCAGACATTGCGTCAATAACTTCCAAGTCCTTTGTCGCAACAGGCTGACCATTTACTACAGCTTTCAGAACATTTGTAAATGCCTTAACACTATCTTTCTTGTTTTCCGGCTCACTAGCTGTTTTCCCTTTGCCATCCTCAATCTCATTTCTGTGCTGTTCCTCTTCATCATTGAAAAGGTCATACATAAGATTAAACTTGTTCTGCATCTGCTTTAATTCTTCTTTTGCCACTTCTGCCTCGTCAAGTCTGTCCTCTGCACAAAACTTCTTTACTTCCTCTTTCTTTGCGTTAATCGCATTAAATAACTTTAATAACTCTGGATTCATTCTCTACCTCCTGTTTTATGTTTTTATAATAAAAAAAGACAACTTTTCAGTTATCTCTTATTTATTCAAGCTCAAATGTTATTTGTCCGTCTATATCCTGCTTTTTTTGTGTTTGCGGATATTTTTGCGTTATATATTCTCTGTACATCTTTGTAACCTTTTTATGTTCTTCTGCTGCATCTTTATTTGTTCCTTTCATATTTTCAAGCGATTTTAACAATTTACATTCACATTCTTCTATTTCATCATTTATATTATGTATATTACTTATTGTTTTTAAAATATCAATCGGTGATTCTGGTTCAAATGTATCAACATAGCGTGGAATATTTAAATTATATTCATTTTCTTCTAACTGTTTTCTGCTGACTAAACTGCAATATTTTTCACATGGCACATATTTTTCATGTGCTTTAATTATATTTTTTATATCATCTGTTTCTATCGTATTTTTTGACGCAACTTTTTTATATTTTTTTGATGCATCTATTATTAGTATTTCATTATCTCTCTTTTCTTTTTTTAGTTCCAATACCACAACAGGAATGTCTGTATTTAAAAATAATTTTTCAGGAAGTCCGACAATTGTATTTATTAAATTTTTCTCTGCAAGTTTCTGTCTTATTACACCTTCGTGACTTCCTCTAAAAAGCACTCCATGCGGAAGTATGGCAAGTAATTTACCGTTTTCGTTAATCTTACTCAATCCATGCAACACAAAAGCATAGTCAGCTCTAGACGCTGGTGCTAATCCAAAGTGTTCAAATCTCTTGTCCTGAATATATTTATCTCTATCCCATTTCATTGAATACGGTGGATTTGTAACTACAATATCAAACTTCTTTTCTGTTTTTGGCTCATCTGTAACTATTTCACTATATTTTTCTGCATGATGTAATGTGTAAATTTTATATATCTGACCGCTGAGTGAATCACCATGTACTATCTGTCCTTCTATGTTGCGTATTGCCATATTAAAAAGCAATATCGGAAGTGCTGCAGCAGATATTTCTTCGCAATAAAAAAAAGCAGTTTTACATAAATTCCACATATTTATCGTCAAGCCACCTATTCCTGCACAAACATCACAACATGACGCAAAACTTTGTGACATTCCACTAATAATTTTTCCTATACACTCAGGTGTAAAATCCTGTTTCAGTTTTTTTCTTTCACTATATTCCTCTTCATAATATTCCTGAAACCAATCATTACTTAAATCACAATCATTATTTATCATGCATAAGTCAAAAACTTTTTCTTTCTCATTTTCATCCGATAGCACTCCCATAAGTTTTTCCGGCAATTGATAACTTTCTTTTATATCAAGTATCTGATGTAGTTTTTCTTTTGTCACTTTTTTCACCAACCTCAAACAAATAGTTTTCCCATATATGATTTTTTCATGTTTTTGTATTCGTTTATCATTTCCATTTCTTTTTGCATTTCTATTTCTAAAGTTTCAAAAGCATCCGCTATATATTCCTGTGTTTCTTTATTGTGCACATATATTTTAAGATGCTCAAAAACACCAATCTGTAAATTTATACCAGTCTGATATTTATATAAAAACTCTTCCCACTGTTTTTGTATTGAAACAAACAAATATTTTCTGTTGATGTCAATAATAGGCTTTATCACTGCATATTTGCTTTCAACCAGCCCTGCACTTTCCATATATTCAATCTGACCTCTTGTTGCACTTAGCAGCACTTTTATACATCCTGCCGGATAAATCACATCTTTAATTGCTCTTTCTATATTAGCAATGTTGCATATATTAACTATCTTATAATCGTTAAAATCAACCATATCCCCTCCCTGAGTTTTTTTGTACCAAAAAAGCACCCTATCCGGGTGCTAATTTTCATAACAGCTTTTTATCACAGATAGGCTAAATCATTCAATATAGCCGCTACTCTGTCATCATGTTCCCTTTTCTGCTTTTCAGCAGATACAGCAATATCATCCTTTTCATTGATATTATCAATCTTTTTATTGATGTTTTCCAACTCTTTCAATGATTTTTTACACCATTGTGCAAAATCTTTCTGCCAGTCATCTGCTTTATTCTTACCTGTCAGCTCTTTATATTTCTCTGGAAGATTATTGTACTTGTCAAAATACTCGCTTGCTACTGCCACAGCTTCATTACTGTCCTCCACATCAAAGTTAAAGTATTCCTGACATTCTTCACCATTCAGCCATGTTTCAGCATTTATAAGGTCATTGATTGTCTTTTCGGTAACACCCTCCTTAACATGATCCATATAAGTTGACAAAATAACCTTTTGGCATCCATCCAGCACATCAGCCTCTTTTCTCATTTCATCAGCATTACCACTAACCCATGACATAGGCTTATGAATCATAAGCTGAGCGTTTTTAGGGATTATTATCTTATCGCCTGCCATTGCAATGACCGATGCTATAGATGCAGCCAAAGCATCAACATGTACGATAATCTCCGCTTTATGATTTTTCAGCAGATTATAAATTGCTATGCCGCCAAACACTGAGCCACCGCCTGAATTGATATGAACATGAATTTTTTCAACATCATCACTGAGCTGGTCGAAAAACTCTTTAATATCTGACGGACATTTATCGTCAGGAAAGTATTTGCTCCATTCACCCATCGAATCGCTGTTTATATCTCCGTAAAAACAGATTTCAGCTTCGTTATCCGTCTGGTTCTTAATCTCAATACTTCCACAGTCCCTTATCCTGTTTGATTTTCTATCTGTCTTTTTTAACTTTAAAACTGACATTTCTATCTGCTCCTCTCTTATAACCTGTTTTTTCATTCCTGGAGTTGTGAATTATCATCGTTATTTTGATTACCTGTCTGAGCATAATTTGCTCCCAAATCCGTTAGTTTTATATAGTTCCCATTGCACATCAAAGCATCACCACCGTCCGCATGAGGCATATCAAGACATTCTCTCGCTTCATCCGGCTTATACACTCCGTTCTGAATATAAGAACAGAGTATCTTTGCCTGCGTTTCTGAATCAGTCCTTAATATCGCTTTTTCATTCCACTTAAAAAATTTGCCGTCCTGTCTCTCTTCCTCAGTGAGCATCTTATAACTGACTTCCTCCTCATACTGCTTCAAGATAAACTGCTCAGTATCGACATAGAAAGAAAGATTCTGCATCTCAGCGTTGCTATATGATGATTTTTCATAATCGTTTATCTGATTTGGCTTAATGCCAAACGCTGACGCAATCTGTAATGCAGTATATTTCTTTAATTCATAAAACTGACTGTCTGTCAGCTTTATATTCAACGGCTCAATCTTCATTCCGATTGGAATCGGCACAAATTTGCCTGCATTGTTTGCTCCGTTTGTATATTCTTCAAACTGCTTTATAAGTTTTTTCTGTAGCTTGGGATTTAAGTCACCTGTGTACTGTAGAGCTGCCCTTGCTGTCAGACCTCCCTCATAAAGATTGTTCATAAATGTCTGACTTTCAAGACCGCCCTTAATAGTCTTTTTAAGAATTTCCCTGACGGATGCACCTGTTATTCCATCAAAAGATGTGCTGGTTTTAAAGTGCATCACATCCCTTGACGGAAACACATAGCTTTCTCCGGAATATTTATCCTGGTACCAGTACCAAATATCCCCTCTGTTCTCAAAAATGCCCCTGTCATCAATAACTACGGTCACATTACTGCTCTGCATTATCCATATATCTGCAATATCGTATGTACCACCAAACTTCTGACGGTTCAATACCCTTCTTATCCATACATAAGCATTTCCATAGTGATTTCGGTTATTTTCAACCGCCGCCCAGAATGTTGATGGTGTCATAAACTGATTAGGACGGTTTTTTAATAAATAATGAGCCTTGTTAGATTCGGGAGCCTGTTTTCCTTCTGCCGTATCCCGATAAAACTTAATCGGCATCTTTCCAAGCGTTTCCGCAAGCACTTTCAGACAGGTAAAGTATGTAACCTCACTCAGAACATCTTTTCTTGTATCAGATATACCCAGCCAGTCAAGAAGCCTGTCCTCATCTGCCCCGGCTGTAGGTCTTGCTATGCTGTCCGCCACACTTTTAAGACTCGCCTTAAATCTCTCCATCGGCTTCGTCATCATCATCACCTCCTAACATTTTCAGATATGCCGCCACGCTGTCATTTATATCCGTATCATCAACTTCAACACCCATTGCAACCTTATGTGCACAAATCACAGCGTCGCAAGGGTCTATTCTGTTTTTCTGTATCATCTTATCTATCTTTATCTCTCCGAATGAATTCGGTTCAGAAAGAATGGCATCATTCATTGACCTGGTTAATAATTTATCATCTTCGTTATATTCGATATTATGTGCTTTAACTTCAAGCTGAAAATCTTTTGTTGCATCGTTCAGGCTTCTTGCACTCTGCTTAATCTCTATCAAGTCACAGCCGAAGTCTTCCAAATCCAACAAAAAAGCACTCGCGTTATGAGGGTCATAACAAATCGCCTGTAAATCAAGCTCATAGGTATCTACAATCTCATGCAGATACTTGAGTATCGTTTTGTAATCTGTCTTAACTCCTCCGCCTGCTGTCGTTACAGTCAACAGGTTTTCACGCTCCCAAATAACATATGGTGCATTATCCTCTTTATCCATATGTTCTTGAAGCCGTCGCTTAGGCATAAACGAATGTGAAAAAATATAATAACATTTATCTTCGGTATCTTCGTTTATGTATGGTATTTCGATGCATAAACTTGTTAAATCGCCGCCGCTTGACAAATCAAGACCTACATATGCAGCACATTCATTGAAATCATCAAGTGTTCTTCCTGACGCACATTTTTCCCAATCCTTGAGGTCGATAAAAGCCGTTTCAGAACTTGTCACCCAGATGTTTAATGCTTTTGTCATAAAATCAAGAAGCTCATCGCCACCCATCGACTTAGCTTTTACTGCGTCTGTCTGCATAAGTGACATAAGTTCTTTATCTTTTCCGGTAAGCGGACAGCACTTTATCCAGTTGTCAGGATTCCATATATCGTCTTTCTCATCCATCTGAGCAATATAAATAAACTGCCTGTCGTTTACATCAACACCACGCAATACTCTGCGACAATACTTATACAGCTCATAACATGGCCCATTAAGATTAAAACCTGCAGTTGTGATTACACTGACAAGGCTTTCTTTCATGTTTCTTGTGCCGCCTTTAAGGAGCTTATACATCTGGTTGTCTTTGTGAGCATGATACTCATCTACTATTCCTAAGTACGGTCGAAAACCGTCAATAGACTTTGTATCTCGTCCAAGTGCTTTTATGATGCCTTGTGTCAAATTGCACCTAACTTCACCGTTATACTCCTTAGTTTCAAAAAGTTCACTTAAATCGGCATCAGCATCAATAAACTTAATAACTTCTTTAAGTACAATCTTAGCCTGGTCTGACTTTGTAGCCGTACAATAGACCTGTGCATAGTTATAATTACAGAAATTGCTACAATACATTCCAAGCACAGCATTTAAAACACTTTTACCCTGCTGCCTTGCGACCTGCACATAACTGTCTGTAAATCTTCGTTTGCCAGTATCTTTATGCACCCAGCCAAACAGAGAACCAAGTATAAACTCCTGCCAGTCATCACAGGTAAATATTTCATCACCTGCACCCTCCGCAATCGTCAGCTTATTTGCAAACTCAATAATCTCTTTCGCTTTTTCTTCATCAAAAACATACGGAAAAGTATCATCATTCTTTTTTGACCTTTTCAGGTCATCAAGATGCCTTTTAAAAGCAAGTCTCGCATCTTCGCCGAACCTTTTTTTATTTTTTTCGTTAGCTTTTGCAAATCTGGTGACAAAATCATCACCGGAACATATCTTAGCCACTTAAAAATTTATTTTTCGGCTTATCTTCGTCTTTCTTTGGTATGACAAGTTTGCAGCGGCTCAATGGGTCGAGTCCAAATGGTGCACCTAAAAGTTTCATTTCTTTTTCGCACCTCACAACAATCTTATGCTGCTTATTGAACTTTGTCCACGCAACTACTTCCTGTTCTTCTTTTGTCATATCTTTTTTCTTATCATAAGATAAACGAATTTTATCAAGCTGCTTAACTGCTTTTTCATAATTTGATACCGCTTTGATATAAGCACCCAGGGCATTGCTGTCAAGATTTGTCATGACACCAATGTCAATCAACATCTGCGACAACTCCTCAAATGTTTTTTGTTCTTTTTTAGTCAAAAAAGGTGGTATTTTTACAGCATCCGAAGGTGCTGAAACCTCACCACTTTTTCTTTCTTCATATTCCGCTTTTGTCAAGTGTTTTCGCCCTTTTGCGGCGATTAGGTCAATCGGCTGTTTATTCCTCCCTGCTATAAAAATCACCTCCTAAAAAAAGTTCATTTGGGGAGTTTTTGCGTGAATTATGAGGGGCGGCGGTCTACAGCGGAGATACCAAAAACTTCCAAGCACCCCCTACCCCCTCTATAACTTAAAATCACGCAAAAATGCCCTCAATTTCGCCTGCATCTGCTGCCGCTTTCTTGCATCTTTATATACTCCTGATATGATGCTATGCGTTGCCGCACTCAATGAGATAAGATTGTCATCAACCAACGCAAGACTTGGGTCTTCGTCAATCTCAACTATATGGTGCACATGCTCAGCCTTTACTACTCTGCCCTCTGTCATATACACATATACATCTATTCCTTTATCCCTGATAAGTATCTGCTGCCGCTTCCTTTTCCATGCTGTTGAATTATAAAAAGCCTTTGATTCCTTGTTACGCTGATGCTTGTCATATTGCTTATCACTCTCTGCCTTATCTCTTTTCTTATGCACATCACAATATCTTTCAGTACAATCAATCAGCCTGTTACAACCACAATGCGAACAAAACTTTTTAAATGCCATACTTTTAACTCCTACAAAAAAAGACGGTCTTTCGACCGCCTAGATTAACTTTACTTTTTGCATTGTAAAAATAATAACATAGTTAATCGGATAAGTAAAGCACGGAAATAGCACACCTTTGTTTCTAATAATATCTATGAAATCCTCTTTGTATTCAAGCAAAAAGTCTATCATTGCATCTACTCTTACTACTTCAACTGTTTTAGTTCTCATCTGCTGCCTCTAATAATTTTTCAATGATAACATACTTTTCATCACTCATTCTCTGTATAAGCACAATGTCACCTTTTTTCAAATGTCCGTATATTACTGCATCTTTTTTATTGCCTGATAACTCTATCTCTATCTCATAGTCTGTTAAATGCTGTGATATAAATAAGTCCTCCGCTTCTAAATGCAGCTCACCAATATCACAGCTTGTTGCGTCTGTCATTTCCGCTAATTGCAACCCAATAGGATTCTTCACCGCCCCTTGATTACGCATGATACTTATTATCTTTTCATATGCATCCATTATTTTATCCTTTCTTTTTCTTCCAACTGTTCCACAACCTTATCCACATCACAAGCCGTTGGTTCTTCATCTATTATTTTGCAAAACCTCCTAAACTCATCTTCTGATAAGCAATACTCACTTGCTCTATCTTTTAAATCTCCAGCACTAATCAACCTCATTTTCTTCCCCCAATCTAATTTCTGGCCGCAACCTGAGCAATAAAGAGCGTGATTATGAGCAACTTTTCTTTCACACACAGGGCAAAAATATATGTTAGAATTTGTATTTTTTTTAGGTTTCTTTGTTATCTGCTTTTCAAGTGCCTGTATCGCAATGTCTAAAGCCTTCGCATTTCTCGTTTTACTATATTTATCCCATTCATTCCGAAATAATTTCATAAACTTTATTGATTCACTCGCTGTCATATATATCCTCCCTTATCTTCATTTTGTCACTACATATTCCACTATCCTCGGCATCTTCTCTCTAAAAGCCGCTCTAATAACCATAATTGCCTGTTTAATGCCGTCACAAAAGCAGTCATTGTATTCCGCATCAAAGTACGGTGCAATCTCTTCCACATATTCATCAAAGTTTGCATACGAGTATTCCTGTTCATCCTCAAGTTGTTTTATCAAATCGACAATTCCACCAATTAAACAGTTAAAACAACTATCATATAAGCCACACTTTTCTTCCTGCTCATCGCAAAACGCTTCTTTTGACTCCTTTATATCGTCCAGTCTGCCTAACAGCTTACACTCAAAGCTCTTTATATGCTCTCGCCGTTCTGCCTCCTGCCTTTTTGCTTCTGCCTCAATCAACTGTATAATTTCTCTCTGTCCCTGCACTGCTGCACAATCTTTCTGGTCTGGGTGCTGCTTTAAAAATGTATCAATCCTGTTTTCAAAATCTTTTATAAGTATTTTTTCATCAATCATTCTTCTACCTCCATTGCTTCTCTTTTTCCTATGCAAATGCTAACTGTCCGTTTTCATCTGCTCCTATCCCATTCCTTGTAATATTCGGCATTCTCTCTGCCACACACATCTCCGGAAGATTCGACCTTACCAATGCTGCAGGTATTGGCGGGCACACTGCATTTCC